GTTATAATTTGAAATATCATTAGATTATTAACTCCGCGATGAGGCCGTTTAGTTGAAGTGGCAGTGGGTCACTTTGTTCGATAGTAATTTTTGGATCTCGACTGTAGCCAAGAACACGAACTTCTTTTTTACCATTAAAGCCAGCTAGACTTGAGAAACTACTTCCGTTTACTTTTATAGAGCGAGTGTTCTTTACGTCTAAGACTACGCTGCTAATCCCACGGACATCACCGCTGACTGCTCCGTTGCCTGCGTTAACATCAATAGCATTTGTAATTAGCTTGGCTGTAAACTTTTTGCCTACATAGACATGAGTGTATCCGTTTCCAGCGTGTGCTGTAATATCAATCTTGTTTGCAGAGTTTGTAGTAAACGAACCAATGTGTGCCTGTGTCGTACCGTCTGTAGCCAATACGTCTACGATTTGCGTATTAGTGTAGAGATCACTTACGTCTATTAGGTTATTGCTTGGTATTGCTTTGTATATGTAGGCATCTAAACCTATGTCTCCAGTAAACTCACATAGCTGAAGCTTGTTGTACTCGTCATACACATTAACAAATAGGCGGTTGTGTATTGCGATGGCTCCAGCAAACCTACCGTTTGTTGTAACTCTACTCCAAGAAGCCCTCTTCTCTGCCCTGTTAGAGGAGAACATAGCTGCTTCACCGTTGGTTCGGGTTACAAAAGCTATAGAGTCTGAAAGGCCAAAGCCTCCATGTACGACCGCCATAGAGAGCGGAGAGTCAATTAGGTGCGCTGACAGCGTAGAAACCGAAGTAGACGTGTAGGCGTCCTCTGTGTCGGTGTAGAGGTACTCCCTGATTGAGTGGCCCCCATACTGTACAAATATTGTAGCTCCATCAATAGAAGCTGGCTGAACAAACTCAGCACCGAATGGCGTCTGCTTTCTAATCTGCGCGTTTGCAGGAGTGATCGCTTGGTTTAAGTATGTTGGAACATATAGCTCGTTTGATGCTGTAAAGACTTGAAGGTCTCTATTTGAGACCAGATATCTAATCTCGTTTACCTGACCCGTAGCAGCAGTAAGGCTGATTGAGTCTATATCCTCTGCAACTCCTACATCAAAGTTAAAGAAGCTACCTATCTTGCTCATCCATATTGTGTCGGGTTGAGCTATCGTACCGCCAAACACTAATCTATTTTCATGGAAGGTTACTGCCGCAGGGTATCCCCGCTTGGCAGAGAAAGCTTGCTCGGACCAACCAACAGTAGCAGCATGTGTGGTTATCTTAACATTTCCACCACCATCTGCCGAAGAGCTAGACGCTCCACCAGCAGGGTAATTGTAAGTATTACTATCTATAATATCGCCAATAACTCGTGACCCATTAATATTGGCTACACTAATCCCACCTGTTGCAGTAGCCTCTGCAATGATAATAGTTTCGCCACCTTCAAAGCCGTGGTTTAAATGGGTCACCTCAACAGTAGTTGTTCCTGAGATAGTTCTTAATGGATTAACAATAGCCAAGCGTATCTTTGCTGTTCCCACAACATTACCAGTAGCAGACGTTGCAGACTGTACGCTTACAATTTCTATTTCTGTGTCGTGGTACTTAACTGTAACACCAACATGCTTAGATGAGGTGTAGTTACCATTGCTGGCAGAACCCGTTAGATCCCAATATGCAGAGCTAGTAACTAAAGTTATCCCGTTCCCGCTTACAGCACTAGGGTCTAGTGTTACACCTTGCGCTTGGAATGGATAGTAAGGCTGAAAGATAACCTCATCGTCAGGCCGTGAATCAAATGTAAAAGTGCTTACATCAAAGTTTGTTAAGCTTGTCCTTGTAATTACACGCGGTGCAAACAAGGGATGACAGATAAACATTACATCACCGTACTGTGCAGTGTTGTATTGCTTTATGTAGTCTTGGTCAAAAGGAAGAGCTACGTTGCTAGTATCTACAGTAACAGTGTCAACTAGTGTTGTTGTCGTATCGTTTACCAATCTAAAGAAGCGAAGCTTTTGATGCTCTATTGATACAACGTACTGTTCATTGTCATCAAATATAAAAGAGGCCAAGTAAGACTTGACCGGATTTGACGCATCATAGGTTAGACTATACTTATATGCGTGCCTTAACCCCGTTCGTTTTTTTACAGACCCTTCGGCCATAACTAATAGGTTCTCAACTCGTTGTGCAGAGGCAGCATAGATAGCAGTATCAGTACGCATTACTAAGGAGTCACTTACTTCTCCGTACTGAAAACTGTTTATAGGTATTCTAACCTTTTGCATTAGCTTCGCCTTTCAGCAATAAACCTTGAGGTGTCGAGCTTACGTGCAGTCTGGGTTTGGGAGTGCAAGCGTCTAGCTTGGATCATTTGGTAGTTAGCCTTTTGCTCCATGAGTTGAGCAAGCTGGTTATCCCTAGCTATTGAAACCGCCAATACTCCAGCCATCATGTATTCAACCGCTGTTATGAAGTAAGGAGGCCAGTCAATTTCTTTGGTGCGGAATACAAAATCAGCAATAACAATATCCGTAGAGGCAGCATCACAAAATACTTTGCTTCCATACGTGTCGTATTTGATAGGGTAATCACTAACAGTAACCGCAGACAGCATAATAGAATCTGATGGTATCTGGTATGCAGCCAACCAACGTCCAGTTGGCGCATCCGCCAATCTGTTTAACACTGCCTGATCTGTAGCAAAACGCCAACGAGAGTTGGTTAAAGCTGACCTAGCCATGTCTTCATACATTGCATTGCAGAGCGATGACTCGGCAGTGCCATCATCGAAAGACTGGATCGCTTCACCGCCAATAAGAAGAGAGGCGCGGGAACAAATCTTGATGGGTGTGTTTGCTACTTCTGGCATATAAGAGTTGGGGGGCCTAAGCCCCCCGCCCTATTTAGTCGCCGTCAGTATTAGTAATGACAACGCCATTAGTAATATCAACAACTGAACCATTGTTTGCATTAACATAAGCATGAGTAATAACAGGCGTTCCGCCAGTAGATGTTACAGTCATGATTACATCGTTGAGATTCAACATTGCCGCAGCAGCATTGAAGTACCCAGCCGAATTTGCTGTAGCAATAGTGTCAGCACTGGAGTAGTACCAGAAAGCTTGACCAGAGCCACCGCCAATGCGGATCAGGCTAGATGCAGTATAAGCCATTATTCAGCCTCCTAGTTATTGTCTAAGAGTTCATAGATGCCGTTGTCATCAATGACAATTGCTCCCATGGACATCATAGATGTTGCAAGGTGAGAAACTTTCTCAGCCACATAGTTAACTTCTGTTGCAACTTCAGCATTAATGCCAAGACCAATAGAAGATGTGTGGTAAGCAAAGTTCTTGCCGCCAGCTACAGCAGACGTTGAGAAGATCTTGAAGCCCAAGAACTCTTTCATTGTCATTCCGCCAGCAAATGGCAGGTTCTGTGGCCCAACAAAGTCAGAAGAAGCAAACTCTGTAATCGCAAACAAGTCAGCAAAACTAGCAGGAGACATAGCGATATAACGCTGTCCGTCTTCTGGCACATCTGCTGTACCGAATGTTTGAAATGCTGAAAGCAAGTCGGCTTTTTCAACAGCTGAACTTGTATCGTGCAACTGAGTTGAGTTAGCGCCAGCATCCATAGCAGCGATAATGATCTCATCAGTTTTGCGACCGAGTGCAGAAGCAGCAGATTGAGCAACAGCTTGGCGTTCGTTGATGTTAGTCTTCAACTCGTCCAACTTGTCGATGTACTCTGGTGCATAGAAATCAGCCATTGTTGCTTCTACACTAGTGTGTGCAAGCTCCATTGGAGTTACGTTGCCGTTGCGTGATTTAGTAGTTGCGACGCCTTTTCCAATTACTTGGAAACGAGCAACCGAAGCAGAAACATTTGTAGAGCGAACTGTGTTACGGAGCTTAGACCCCATACGTTGATACGCTAAATGTACTTCTGTCTCGAACTGCTTGATAAAGGCTTGGTCAATAGTATTAGCCATTTTTTCAGTCCTAAATTAAAGTTACAGTTTCAACGGGTGTCCACGCTTTCACTTCAATAAGGGTGTCCTTTCGGGCCTTTCAGTGCGTTATGGGCCGTAGTGACTTATCATAAACATTTTTTTGAGCAGGATTGCAACGTACAAAGTCAACATAGCCTTCAGAAACTCCAACTGCTTCGAACCCTAACCAGCCTGCCCAGTCCAACATTATTTGATAATCTGATAGAATAGTCATAGTCATATAGTTCTCTGTCTTGTCAAAGAAGTTGACTAACATCTTAGATCCACGCGCCATAGCATGGAAATTATCTTTAATTTTCTCAGAGAACATAGCATAAAGCTGTGGAAAATCCTGATCTCCTACCTCTCCATCGTACCAAAGGCCGCAAACCATAAGGAAATCTTCGTCTTCTTTGCGTACAATGTAGCAGTCAGCGCAGTTGTACATCTCAGTTAATGCTTGTGTTACGCTTTTGTGTCCAAGGAGTTTGAGTTCATGGACACTTTCTTTGCTCAAGCCAGCAACTACCTCTGGTATATGAGACAGCGTAAAAGGAGTGAGATAATACCCACCCCTCTTTAATACTCTAACCTCGGTAGATTTGCTTAAAGCCCTCTTCAACCTGTCTGACGAAGTTAGGATCTCTATCTCTTGGGTTATGGTATCTTGGGTCATTCATCATCTCCACAAGTTTAGCCTCTGTCACTCCAGCCGTAGACTGTGTACTCCCCGCAAACGATCCATCCTTTAGAGCTTCTTGTATAGCCTCTAATGCTATAATCCCCTCATGGCTTTCACACATACGTTCGATTGCTGGCATCGCGTTCTCAGGAAAGAACTTGGTTGCAAACATAGAGGCTGCTTGTATGCGGTCATTGGCGTTATCGCCTAACTGCTTTGCTTCCGACTCAAGGTCTGGCTCATTGCCTTGCATAGAAGAGCCATACATCTCAATGCCTTTTTCAAACTCCTCTTGAGAAAAGCCATTCTCAAACGAATGTTCTGACCACCACTTAAGAAGTTCGTTATCTACTGAAGACTCCTCATCAACACTGTCTGGCAACTGATAGTCACCTGCTGTTTCTGGGCGATTACCGTATGCTTCGGCCTGTATTTCTTCCATGACTTTAGCCTTGAGGTCTTCATCTTTAGCCCCTAGCTTTGTCTCAAGTTCTTTATAAGCCTTAGCAAGATCTTCCCCACTGCTGTATTTCTCAGGAAGCCAGTCAGGTTTACTGTCAACTGGTGACGCTACGTCAAAGTCTTGTGACGCTACGTCACTTGTTACTTCAGCTTCTGCTGTAGTTTCAATAAGTGATTCACTCATTTGTTTTTGCTCCGATGTGCATGTGCGATGCGTTGTTCGATAAGTCCAACGAGATAACGCTGGCCCTCTATGTGTCGCAACTCTTCTGTTGTCACATTAGGCCCATTAACCATTTCGATAGTTACAGATCTCAAATACTTTAGTACCTCTTTACCAGTAGGCGACTGAAATATCTGGGCAATGTTCTGGCTTATCTGGCTATCAAGCGATGAGTCTCGCTGATAACCGTCTACTCCGATGTTTATTTTACTAACCAATAGGGGCCTCTTGTGGTAGTTGCGGTTGCTGCGCTTGCTGTTCAGCCATTTGCTGCGCTAGTGCAGCTATTTGCTTACGCTGATCTTTATCACGAATCAAGCTCTCAGGAACACCAAACTTTTTAGCAAGATGCACAGCAGTTTTCTCACCATCTACCAGTAATTGCAGCATTTCGGGGCCAAACACACCGCCAACCAACTCCAAGAACCTTGCTACACTAGATATATCTTGGTTTGACTGCGCTTGTGCAAGTGGAGAAACAGAACGAATCTTAACTTCACGCCCGTTTATTGTAGGAACCTCAATACGTCCCTGCTTTTTAAGGATGTAAACAACACGTTGAAGAAGCGGTTGTACTAATTCTGCCTGCAATCTACCAAAGGCTGACCCCATACGGCG